TAAGAAACGTAACAATATTATATAGGAAAGATTAAGTTTTGTCAACATCTAAAACTACGTTTCCTGATACCGATATCCTGACATCTTCTGTTTGCTTAGGGTACACAGTATGGATGAGTGTACCAGGAAAAATCAAGGCGTGGCCTTGAGAGTCCTCATTTATCCAGACCGCTTGACCTTGATTATTGTCAATAAAATAGAACGGAGCATCATCATTAGTAGATCTTATATAACAACTAAAAGAATATAATGAATACTGGTGCATGTGAGGTTGGTGCTGATCTCCTTTATACATTTCATTTGCCCACATCTTAATGATACGAAGACGTTTGCCATTATTGTTACCTATGATACCACATTGAGGTTTGTGTAGATCGAACTGTGTGTCAATAGTGTTACACAACCACTTCTCAAACTCAGGTGGCACATCCATTGAATATTCTTTTTGGATGGAGACTAACTTATCATCTCCTACAGGTTCTTTTCTTTCTATTGCTTTGAATGCATACTCCTCTAGTTGTGCAAAAGGTTCAATGTATGCTACTAATAATTTGTGTTGTACTAACCATTCCATAAAATAAAAAAGGGACTCGAAGTCCCTAAGTAAGTGTCCAGACAACAAAATCACCCTATATGTGATTTCTGTCGCGCCTAAAATGCCATCGGGATTTGATTCTATTGGCGGAAGAATAGTCCAGACCAGAGTATTTATACTCTAGGAGTGGGGATCATAATATTTCATGAGGAATCCTACTGCTAGAATTACCATCACTACAATAAGTAAGGCGGTCATTGTATTCTAAGTGTAAGGGGATATGATATGGTCTCCTTGACTATGTGCGTAAGCAGCAACCTCTGGATCAGGGTCTAACCACTTTGTATATTCAAAGTCTTCTATGGCATAATCTAATTGAATACTATTGTCCAATAGATACATGTCATTGTATTGGCGAGACCATTCATTCATCTTTTGAATGCGATAGTCTGGTTTACCATTGAGTTCAATAGTTCCTTTCCTTACATAACGATAAGGAAAGCGTTCATGAATGACTTCAGTTTTAGGCATAGTTAAGATCCTGTTCAAGTTTGGATAGAAGAAGGTCATAGTTTTCATCTACGTCACCGTAGAACTGTGCTCCTTTATCTTCATAATGTCGTATGAGTTTATTATACACTACAGGGTTCTCTGTGTCAAGCATTGTCTTACGATTTATTGCATCCAAAATAGTCTTTTCGCATGTACCTACCAAGGATGTTACTGTTGTAGTAGAGTGGTGTGCCATCGTTGAGTGCCTCCGTGAGAACATTGTGGTGGAAGAGTTGTCTAGTCTCCTCAAAGTTGACTAGTCCCTTTGCCTTATGTATGCTCATGATCTCACGTTGGAACTGTTCCTTTCCATACCGTTTAATATCTTCTTTTAACTCTGGGCAAGACCCATAATATTTTTTCCAATCAGACTCTTGTTTTACTTTTCGCTTCTTCCCCTTAGGGGTTCTGTAAGCATAAAAATACTTTCTTCCGATGTAGATTCTCCCATTGATCTTATTTGTAATACGGTAGACGTAACCGAAGAAATCATTAATATCGTTAGAAGTGAAAGTTGTACCTTGATATAACCAGGGATTTTCATAGTCAATCGCAGAGTCCGTCTTCGTCGTTGATGTCAAGATAGGATGTTGTTTTATCACTATCATTACTTATACGATAAGCAGAAGTGTCTGAATATACCTCTGCTTTTAGTTCAGCGATTGCAACCTCAAGGTCATTGATTAGTGTTTTTAAATTTTTCTTTTTCATTAGTCAGCGTATTCTTGGCACAGTTCTAAACATTTGTTGAGCATATAGTGTGCTCCTTCTTCCCACTCCTCTGATGCTCCCTTGTATCTGCCATTGAACAGTTCGCATTTATGCTTATAGATCCTTGCGAGTATGTCTCTTTTACGCATAATTCCCCTCCCTGATTGTGGTAAACGTCGAAAGTCATCGTCTGCTGTCATGTGGTACCCAGTTCCTCTTGCAGTTTCTTCCAATCTTTATCAAAGATTTCTAGTCCCTTATCTGTTAAGATGTGTGAGAACATTCCTGAGAAAATTTTAGAAGGTATGGTACAAATATCAGCACCGACTTTAAATGCCTGTGCTACTTGATATACCTCTCTTACTGAGGCAGCAAGTACTTGTGTCTTAGCACCATGTGTTGCAAATATATCTGAGATCTCCTCTATGAGACCAATACCATCGAATGATTGATCAAAGACTCTGCCTACAAATGGTGATACAAATGTGGCACCTGCCTTAGATGCTAGTATTGCTTGAGCAGCACTGAATATTAAAGTAACATTTACACTAACCTCATCATCTGTAAGATCTTTACATGCTTTAAGACCTTGTGGTGTACATGGTACTTTGATCGTAATGTTAGGACCTATATCGATAAGTTCCTCTGCCTGATCAAGCATCTCTTCTGCTGTGTTACCTACTACTTCTGCTGAAATGGATGAATGAAAAGGAAATATATCAGATATTTTCTTATATACATCCTTAGGATTTTCTCCTGCCTTTAGCATGAGAGATGGGTTTGTAGTCACACCATCTATTAAACCAGTCTCATAGTAAGTCTTGATTAACTCAGCATCAGAACAGTCTAGAAATAATTTCATTGACTTTCTTTTTATTATTGATATTTATTATCGCATTTAATTTCTGTGATGTCAAGTGTATCAGGACATCTTGACATAAAAAAAGAGCATCACTCGGATGCTCTTGGATTTTTTAGTAACCATTCTTCTGATATGAACGGATTTATTAACACCCATTTGGCATAGTGAATCCCACGGTAACACAGCATAGCAAAAACCTCTGTCGGTTCTTCTACGTCAGGTGTTTCTTCGCGATGACCCTTCCAATTTAAGTGTAACATTTCTATTCATATACCTTTACCCTGTTACAAATATTTATACTAATATTTGTATAGAAGTTTAGTTTCTAAGTAGATTAAACTCAGAAACATTACACTTGCGAGTATGATTTCTGATACTACTAGCATTTACTTCTTCGCTCCTACAACATACTTCTGACCTCTGTAGGTGAGTTCAGCATTCTGTTGTGATTGTTTGCGAGATCTGTCAGTATCATAAACGATACCGCGATAAGTGACTTGTGCCATTAATTTGCTCCTAAAGTTGGTTGATAATTTCTCCTTTAACTCTTTCGAGTGATCCGAGTCTCCGTTCCTTTAGTCGTTTGCGTCCTTACAATACAACCCTTGCGTCTCACCAAAGTCGTAGTAAAGATCAATTATTTCTTGTCTATCTTTATCGCTAAGGTCTGGATAGACTTTAGCACGATTTACAAGTTCATTGATGTCTCCACATGAGACTGTGACAATTTGAGTGGTTGATACCAATAAAGCAAGCATATGTATCATAGGATGAACGCTCCGTTCCGCGACTTACTTGCGTCCGATGATGAAAGTATCACAATCACCTTCTACTTTCGTACGAAGATAATCTATTAGGTACTCGTGTGCATCAGAGTTAAGATTCTTATCACTAAGTATCTCTATTCTGTTACGGTTCCACTCTGAACATGACATCTCCCAGTGAGAAGCGTTGTGTTCAGAGAGAAGTGTTGCGAGTAGTGCGACTTCTATCATTGGATGAACGAGTAATGTAGCATACGCTACATCTATATTTATATCATAGTTTCCTGACAAATGTTGTTCGCTGTGTTACAGTTTACCGACTTTTATCTGAATCTTCATCATTTCTTAACGCTTCTTTTCTCGCTGCAGTCCAAAGCATGTCAGTGACATCAGGACTATAATCATTACCTGTCTCCACTAGATCGTTATAAGTTTTATCTAACCACTCAGAGTTCTCAGCATACGCAAGTTGTGCTGCTATCTCCTCCTCTGGTCTAGGATTAGAGGGAGAATCCTGCGAAGGTATCTCCTTTGAGATCTTGTTTGATTCCTCCAACGACATAACTTTCTATCTCCGTTTCTTGTGGTGCATTTTGTTGACCTCTAGAACTCAACCAGTGCTGAGTCCAAGGTAAAGGATTACTTCTAGCAGGTACATCATATACTGGTGTCAAACCTATTGCTTTCATTCTTTTATTAGCAATCCACTCAACATATTTATGTAAGAGTTTTTCATTGAGTCCAATCATACTACCCTCTTTGAACAAGTAGTTTGCCCATGCCTTCTCTTCATCAACTGTCTTCTTAAACATATGCTGTACGTTATCTTTCTCTTCAATAGAGATCTCTTTCATTTCTGGGTCGTCTCCGTCTGCCCATTTTTTGAGGATATTTTGCGTGATAACCAAGTGTTGACTTTCATCTCTAGCAATAAGAGAGAGTATCTTCGCTGAACCTTCCATAAGTTTGTTCTCGCCAAAAGCAAACGAACACGCAAACGAAACGTAGAAACGAATACCTTCAAGGATGTTAACATTAG